TGGTATGCACCGGATCGAGTTCAACCAGCTCGTCATTGAAATAGATTTCATCGATGGCTTGGATCTCGTGGCCGGCGAGCGTGACAACGATGTGCAGGAACTGATTCTTGTCTCCCGTCGTGCTGAGGTAAACAATGGTTCCGCTGACCCGGCATCTGCCGTAAACCATCCGGCGCGCCGAAATGGGATTGCGAACCATCTGCGACCGGTCTGTCAGTGAAGCATCCGAGAAGCTCGGCATTTTCGGCGCGAGCAGTTTCGACGCGGCCATTGAAGCGCCGACAACGGCAACAAATGCAACCGTGTATCCAATCGCGGTGGCAATAGCGCCTGAAGTAGTAATGCCGGAGACCAATGCAAACTCGGCAATTTTTAATGCGATAGCTTCCATGTTAGAATTTCCAAGCGCTCTCGACGCTTTGCAGCGAACCAAATATCAGTCCGCTTTTCGCGACATAAACCGTAGTCGCTCCGAGACAAATCCCGAGCGTGATCCCGTGTCCGGCTTCCTGCGCCACAATGTCGCCGCGCCCGGCCAACTGCGGCGCGACTCGTTGCAGCCCTAGCGCGTCCACCAAAGCCTCGACGCCGCCCGCCTCGTCCAGAAATCGCACCGCGCCAAGTCCTGACACGTAGCGACCGCGCCACGCCTTCGCGTAATCCTCGCCGGTGCAGAGCTGGACCCAATCGGCCGCGAAGATGCAGCAATCGTTTACGCCCCACGCGAAAGGCTGCTCGCGCCGTTGCTCAATAAATTGCGCCAGCAGGTTCGGCCAGTTGTCGCGGCGTGCTGGCATGGTCACATGTAGGACGTGACCTCGGTCTCGCCGCCGCCCTCGTTGACCGGTGCCGCGAGCTTTGCGTTGCCCCAATAGATTTGTTTTTCTTGGATCGCGTTCACGAATTCCAAGCCAAGATCAGGCGGACTGACCGGGTAAAGATTCTGCTGCTCTTCGTGCGTGTATCGCGTTTCGCGCGGCCGGCGAAAGTCCACGAGCTTGTTTTCCGCGCTCATGATGATCGTCGCGTTTTGCCCGTCATCGTTGACCGACATGACGTCCATGCGGCCGGCGAAGATCGTGACCGGCGAGGCGACGATTGCGCCGGTCGCGTCGAGTGCGCCAAATAGCACGGAGCACGCTTTGCCTTGGTAGTTCTCCGTGAGCGCAAGCGAGACGTAAGCGCTCGGAATTCCCGAGAGTTGGAAGTTGATTCCACGCGCCGAAAGGTCGGTGGTCTCTTCGACCGGCGAGATTGTGCCGAGCGTTCCGATGCCTTGGTAGGTCACGGCGCCAACGGTAATCGTCCCGTAACCGCTCCAAAGGCGAACCGGCGTGGAAAAGGAGAACGACGCGAGCAGGATCGGCGAGAGCTGCGAGGCGCTCACCTCGGTGACCATGTTGGCCGAGAGCGATCGGCCTGCGGTGGTGATGCTCATGACTCGACGTCCTCGATGATCGCAAAGCCCACGCCGTAAATGCTCGCCTCGCCGATGGCCCACTCGGTGCTTGGTGACGCGAGGCGGAAGACGCCTTGAGCGCGAGCGGCGTTGTTGGGCCTGCCGTAAATAATGTCCGTTCCAGCTGCGTAGCTTTTTCGGAGCGCCGGGAAAACCTCCACGCTCAATGCAGTGTTGAATTGAACGACTTTGTAGAGGCTCGTCGAGATTTGCAGCCAGTCGCCGACGGCAAAGTTTCCCGAGCCTCCGGCGTTTGTAAAAGTAAGAGTCGTCCCGTTAGCGGTCGCCGTAGCAACGTCTAGCGTCCCGGTGATTCCGCCTCGGTTCAGCGGGTTTGCGTAGTCTTGAAAATAGAACGTGCCGCGCTGCGCTTTGAGCAAGAAGGCGACGATCTCCTCGGCGTCCGCGCGCTTCATCGGTGGACAATCGACTGAGCCGAGCCAGGCTTGACCTGGCCAGTTGTATTGCTGGGTCTGCAACGTGAAGGGCGACGTGTTGCGCGAGGTCGCAGAAACGCCCGTAAACGACAAGCGCGAGAGGTTAAACGGACTCGGCGGCGTGAGTGGATAGGTGATGGCCATGAGGATCAGGCGAAGGCTGCACGGTATCCGCCGCCGCGTCGAACCATGTCTGGGATCTCGGCCTTGAGCCGACGCCGCTCTTGTTCGAGGATCGGAGCGAGTTCAGCCCGCGAGACGCCCGCCGCGATGTTGTAGTTTACCGTGACGCTGCCGCTGCCCGAACCGCTGCCGCCGCCCATCTTGTTGTTCGGAACGATGGTGCCGCTGGCGTGCGGAACGAACAGCTCCGGGCCTTGCTCGCCGACGACGTAGGGCGAGCCGCCGCTGACGGGTCCGCCCATTGCGCGGCCGGGTATCGGTGGAGCGCCGAGAAAAGTAGCGATCCCCGAGGCGAGGCGCTGCGTGACCATTTGGTTGAACACCAGCCGCACCAAATCGCGACCGAGCGAGCGAACTACCTCGCCGAGCTTTTGCCCGCTGAGGATCGCGTCCTCGAAGCCTTGGGCGATCATGCTGCCAGCGTCGTTGCTCATTTGCGCGAGTTGAGACATTGCAGGAATCGTTTTGTTTGCCTCTTCGTTTGCGAGACTGAGGCGCGATGCCATGTCCTCAACATCTCCTGATGCCGCTGAAAATGCTGCGCCGGCCTCGCCGGTCAGACGAATCAGCGTTTGCTCGTTGATGATCCGCATTTTAAAAAGCCGATCAAGGTTTTCTATTTCAGCGACGTATTTTTCAAGTGGAGTCATGACTGACTCTCTCATCGACTTTCCTAGTTCTTTATCCGAAATGAGTTGTTCGTTTTTTTGCGCTAAGCGCGCGGCTCGTGTTTTATCAAATAATTCTATGCTTTCCCGAGCTCTTTCTTGTTCCTTGGCAAAATTATTTTCTAAAACCTTTTCTGTTTCATTCAGAATGTTTACCTCCTGCTGAATTCCCTCAAAAAGAGATTCTGACGCTTGTTTTTCTAAAGCTTGAGTGATCGCGTTAATTTTGGCTTCAACTTTTTTTAATTCGTCACCGAGTTGAGCGACTCGAAGCTTTTGCTCAGGACGCAAAGCGGCCGTTATCATGAACGGTGTTCGCGATTTTTTTTCGTCAAACGCAAATCCTGGTTCAGGCTGAACTAAAACCTGACGCCATTTTGCGGTATCTGCATACAAATCAATGTTCGCTTGCAGAGCGGATTTTTCTTTTTTAAGCAGATCAAGTTGATCTGTCGGTTTTTGTTTTTCAAAAAACAAATCCTTCTGAGTTTGTAACTGTCGTTTGAGGATTTCTTGAATTTGCTCTTCGATTTTTTTTACCTCAGCCATCCGGTCTGTAATTTTTGAAACAAGCGCATTTACGATACCGAACACTGAACCGAAGCCGAACCCCGTAAGCACGACACGAGAAAGCAATTTTGTGCTTTGAACAAGTCCTTGAAGAGAGTTTTGCGCGCTCGCAAAAGCCTGCTTCGTCGCATCGACCGCCCGCAGTGTAAATGTTGCCTCAGCCATGGTTTTTAAGTTTTCGGTTTTGGTGTTCGATGTAGGCGAGCCAGCCCGTTAGTTCCTGAGCCGGCATCGCGAGCACCTCGTGGGCAAATTTGTGCAGACGGTCCGCGAGCGCGTAAACGGCGAGGAGGTCTGCCGCCTCCCCGCCGTAGATCAGTTTTTTAGGTCGTCCACCTTCGGCGCGTCGTCGGCGAGAATGGCGTTGGCGACGCGGCCGACGACGTTGCTGTCCGCCTTGTTCAACAGCGTCGGCTTGTGCTCAATCGTGAACAGCTTCGCGCCGTGCTCGTCGGTGGCTTTCATGATCAGAATGTCCACCAAAAGCTCCATGTCGTTTTCTTTGCTGCGACGATAGAGCCGGTTTTTTTCCGAAAGCGTGACCGGCGTTGCGTGCACGACGAGCTTCCACTCCGGCACGTTAATTTTGCGCGTGCCGAGCGATGCGAAGTGTTCTCTGACGAGGTCGATTGCGTCCATGTGTGTTGTGTGTGTTTTGCCTGCGAAATTAAGCGGTCAACGTTGAGAGCGTCCCGTTACCTTCGAAGGCAATCGAGCCTTCTATGATACCGTCAAAGCTAGCACTCACATTAAACTGGGTCACGATGGCGGCGCCGGAATAATAAACGTCGCCGGTGGATGCGCCCTCTGGGTAAAGGTTGAGCGTGACCGAGCTTCCGATGGTGATCAGCAGCTGGCCGGCGTCGGTCTCGTCCCAGTAGAGGTCACCGCTGACCGAGAACGATTTCATGGATGCGAGCCGGGTGCGGTAGGTGTCGCCGAGGACGGAGTCCTCGACGGTGTCGGACGAATGGGTGAGACTGTAGTTCCTTAGCTCGCCAATCGTCGTGCTGGACAGTTTGATGAGGCCTTCGCGGCCGAGTTTGGTTGCCATAAAATGAGGTTAGTCGGTTGAAAAATAGATGCAGTTGAAAGTGTGCCGAGCCGATCCGAAGCGCCGATCTTCGTCTGGCTCAATCGTATATTCCACGCTCGTCAAATGCAGGTCTTGACACTGCCCGCCCAGCGTCACGTCCGCGAGCACGGCCGCTTCGACCGCCGCGCTGCCGGTGTCGAAAAGGTCATCGATCAGGTAGGTCCCGCTCTCAGCGATGAAGTAGTCCACGACGAGCTGAAGCTGCCGGTATTGCGTGCGGTTACTCGGCCCGAGCGTGCGCACCTCGATCTGCTCGCTGACCGCGTAAACGGCTGCGGCCGGGAAACTGACGCTCGCAATCGTGTTGTTGCGCCCTCGCAGGATGTTCGCCGTCGGAACGACGAGAGCGCCCGTGAGCGCGGTGGCGGTGGCGTTGCGGATGTTTGTGCGGGTGCTCATGCTGCGGTTTTGATTGGCATCGCGCCACCGACGCGGGTGAAGCCAAGGTTCACGGCGCGATTGGCAAGAACTGCGGCGACTTTCTTCGTAGTCGTTTTGATCCGCGAGTTGATCGCGCCGTCAATCATGCGCTGGTAATTTGGAATCTTCACGTTGTGCGCCGTCGCCTTGATGAACGGCTGCGGACCGAAGCTGGATCGCACCGAGCCGAACAGCTTGTTGCCGCTGGCCTGCGGCTTGAGCTTGTCGCTGAATTTCTTGTAACGCGCACCGGTCACTTTTGCCGACGAGTTCCAGCCCGAGACGGTCCAGCCGACGCGTCCCTCGATTTCGTTGCGATACTTTTTGAAGTCGCTGCCGAACGCAAGTTGGTCCGGCTTGCCAGTGATTCTCCCGCGAGCGTTTTGTTTGCGCCGATGTTCGAGGCGCAGCGCGTCTTCGTTTTCCAAAAGTCTCATGCCGTAGTAGTGCGAGAGCTTAGGGTTTCGCAGAAGCGCCCGCAGTTTCTCGACCTGACGGTTGCGCACGTAGCGCGCCATCGATGTGTAGAATCCGCCCTTAGTGGCCTTGGCTTGCAAGTCCTGATAGACGAGCGGCTCCGCCAGTCTGGAAAAGTCAGCCCGCACCGCGTTCGCGCCCTGCTGCTTGCTCTTCGGCGGCGTGAATTTGACGATGGTTTGGATCGCGTATTTCGCCTCCTCTTTGATGACCAGCCCGAGGTCCACTTTCGCCGCGTTGGCGAGCTTTGCTAGTTGGAATTCTAGCCGCGAGAAACTGGCCTCGATCTCGATCATATCGATTTTTGCACTTCGAGTTCACATCCCGCGCCCTCGGCGTCGAGCATGACTCGGTCGATGAAATAGGTGATGCCAGCCCGCGAAAGCGTCTGCGTGACCTGCGGCACGGCGCTCACGCTCGTCGTAAGCAGGAACACGGTGAAGCGCGAGTCGTCCCGGCGTTGGTCCTCGAACTCAGCGAACGCGTTGCGCGAAGATGACCAGACACCCGTGATGCTTGCGCCCTGATACGTGAACGAAATGCCGGCCTGCTCCAAGATCGCGGAGAAGTCGGAATTGATCTGCGTCGGGTCGAAGTCTCGGACGGCGGCCATACAATTGCGCGAATCGTCAAACCGCGGGAAAGTGCATCGCGTGCAGCGCCGGCCGGTTCGCTTTGAGCCACGGCTCGGCATCGGCCATGCACTTGGCCGCATCGTTGCCGCACGTCTGAGAGCCGACGTGATGCACGTAGGCCCGGGAAACGAAGTGCCGGCGCTTCATGTCGGCGCATTGCACGTCGTCGGAAAACCAGTTGATCGGCGGGAAATCGACCCACGCGTCGCGGTGAATCCATGCGCAAATCGGCGCGATGACCGGCGTCTCGACGATGCTGCGCTCCGACTCGAAACGCAGAAAGTCCAAGCGCCCGGTGCCGCATCGGATGTTCTGTGCCCCGCGTGCGTAGTCGGACCGCGCTGCGACGTAGCCGACGTTATCGCAATGTTCTTTGATCAGTTGCACGTCCGCGAGAAGATCGCGCCACGTCGTCGGCGTGAAAACGATGTCGTCGTTGCAGACGACGATCTGGTCGTGCTCCTTGAAAGCGATTCCTGCTGCGTGGTTGTAGGCTTCGCCGAACGTCGCCCCGACGCCGTGGAAATAGTAGGTGCGGACCTCCCGCGGCACGTAGGCCTTCACCGAAGCCTTGAGCACGTCGAGACACCTTGCGTTGGTCGTGCAGACGACGATTGCCGGTTCGGGAATCATGCCTTTTTTGCTCCCAGAATTTGCTCGATGTTCTCGGCGTCAATCAGCGTGCAGCCGCTCGCCAAGATTCGTTCATCCCAGCCGTGCGGCGCCACCATGCCATCCTCAGCGTTGATCTGAATCACGCCCGGCTCGGATGCGCTCGGCTCGCCTACGTCGTGCAGGAACTGCTTCGCCATCCCCATCGTCTCGGCGTCGTCGGCGCGCACAAGAAAGCGGTGCTCGATCCGTTCCGGCTGCGCCGCCGTTGAGAGCCACGCGTCGCGGAAGGAAACGGATTTGGTGGAGTTGCCGAGCGTCTTTTGCGTGAGCCGGATCTTCGGTGCGGTGTGCTTGTGAAACACGAGCTGCATCGCAGCCGCGTCGTCGAGTTGGCCCGCGAGACGGAAAGCACGCGCCGCGAGGTCGTGCCCGGCCCAGCCATACCACTTGACCTCGTGAGTCCACGGCCGGTCCTTCTCGGTAGGCTCGGGAAGGCTCAGCATCCGAGACGCCCAGAAGCTCGCCCGCTTGCCGTCGTTGCGCTCGAAGCTGAGCAGAATGACCGAGGCGATGGCCTCGCGGCACCACGGGAAGACGCCGTGCGCCGACATCGCGAACTGGATCGCCTCGCGTCGGGAAGCGACGAGTCGCGCAAGGTTGAGCTGCACCTCGTAACGGAAACTGTCGTCGAGGTTCGGGAACGAAAGCGCGATCCGGCCGAACTGCTCCGCCGCCGTCTTGTTGCCGGCGCAATAGTGCTCTTGGTGGATATAAAAATACTGGGTCGCAGACTCGGCGACGCTGCGCCCGAGGATCGCCAAGTTTCGTTTGCGGTTGTCCTGTTTAATCGCAATCGGCTGATGATGCCAGACCGGCGTCGCCCAGTCGAAATGCCGGTCGTTCGGAAGTAGTAGCAGGTTCTCATGCACGTCGTGGTGCCAGACGCGCCCGCTCGCAAATGCGCTGCGCCGCACGATCCGCTCCCGGTGAAGCTTCTTGCCGGTGCCGCGCACGTCGTAAGGACAACGAACCATGAGCACGTCGTCCGAGAGTTCCGCGAGCCGGTCCCGCAGCTTCTCGGCCTCCGCAATCACGTCGTCGCAGTCGGCCCAAATTAGCCAGTCGCCGCACGCCTGCGCGAACGCTTGGTTGCGTGCGCGGGCGAACGAATCGACGTGCTTCCACGCCTGCGCCGTGGCGCCGTTCTTGTATTCGGAGAAGATGAATCCGACCGAGTGATGCAAACACCAGTCGCGCACGATCTGCTCGGTGCTGTCCGGTTCCTGCGAGCCGATGGCGCGGACGAGTGAGACCTCGTCAATCACGCCGTCGAAGCTGTCGAGCATCGCGCCAATTTGTGCCGCCTCGTTGCCTGCGATAACGCAAAGGGAAAGTATCATGGTCGTCGTTGTGTGTGCGTCTGGTCTTGCTGATCGCTCGGACCGGTCAAAACAAAAAGCCCCACGCCGTAAAGCGTGAGGCTGTTGTTAGGTCGATTGAATCGCCAAATAAAAATCAATCAGAGGCTCAGGCCAGAGGCTTTGAGGAACCGAGCGAAAGTCTTTGTATTCGCTGGAAACCCAAAACGGAGACGAGCTTTTGGATTGATTCACGGGCGCTGGCAAAATCTGCAAATTCTCGTGATGATGCCAGCCGCCGTGCTTGATTGGAATGATGTGGTCAACGTGGTGCTCGATGCCGGTTTGCTTGGTGAGCACGTCGGCCGCGTTTCTCATTTGCTCTTCAATTGAAAAATTGTGGTCAGCGTGCAGTTGGTTGCGTTTCAAAGTGCGGCGATGAGACGAATGAAGGGCGCGTCGCGGCTTGTTTTCGTTACCCCACTTAGCTGAGCGAATGTTTGTCTTTCGCTTTCGCATATCCGTGTTCTTGTATCGGTTTTTGATGTAGTCCCTGAACTCCGATTGGTATTTTGGGTCGAGCCTTTTCAGCCTCATTTTCTCCCGAGCGTGCGCCAGCCTTTTTTGAAAAGCTTCAGCGTCGGTCCAGTGTTCGCCATTGACGTATCCGGTCGAGTAACCGCAAAAAACCTTTCCGTCTTCCCTGACATAACCGTGCTTGTATCGGAGCAGCGGGTTTTCTTTGAGCCATTTATTGAACTCCGCATGGCGCTTTTTCCGCTCGGTAAATGATGCCTTAAACCAAGGGTGCATAAAAAAGACCCTCGTTTTACCGAGGGTCTTGGTTTGTTCAACTATTAAGTGAACTATTATGCGAATTGCGTCGAAATAAGCTGACCGGCGTTCGCATTGACCACCTTCTCGGCGGTGTATTGCGAGGCGCGGACGATGTTCGACTTGATCGCCTCTTCGCGGTAGGTCGAGACGCCGATGGCTGGACCATATTCGGACCAGTTCAGGGTGAATCCAGCGCCGCCACCGAAGTAGCCGGCTCCGGCCTGCGTAACCGAGCCGACCCAGATGAAGGTGTTGGCCCACGCATTTGCAGCGGAGAAGGCAACGCCCTCGGGTGCTTGGTCGTAGGAAGCGCGACCAATCAGAACCTCGGCGACGCCGAAGACTTCGGCGGCCGCTTGGGTGCTGGCGTTCAGGATCGTGTCAGTCGAAAGACCGGTGCCGCGAAGGCGGTTCTGGAATTTCGTGCTGGCGCGGATGCGGGTCCAGACCGGGTAAGGAATCACGACCTTGGTGTTCGTGGTCGATTCGCCCTTGGAAAGCAAACGGTCGAGAGCTTCTTGAACGTCAGCGCCGACATCGAAGGTCGCCAGATTGGCGGTCGTGTAGGCGGTGCCCGAGTTGGTCGCGGTGAACGTGCCGCTGTCGAAGATTTTGGCAGCGACGCGAAGCTCGTGCGCGAGCAGGAGTTTGCGCTTGGCCAGTTTGGCGGCGATGACTTCGGCGTCGAAGAAGCGGGCAACGTCGAGGGTGACGGTGTCGTCCACTGCCTCTTCGTAACCGTATTCGAGAGCCGTGTAGGTGTCTTGAACGAAGGCGCGAGTGCCGCGAGCGTAAGCGCTGTATGGCGAACGGGTCTTCATGTCGCTCTTGAGGAGTTGGCCCTCTTTGAGAACGAACGATGGGTATTGGCCGGCGCGCACGGGCACGTCGAGGATCGGCATAACGGCGGTGCCGATCAGTCCGGCCTCGAAGTCTTTTGCCTGCTCAACTACGCCGGCGATGTCTGCGCGAAAGATAGCTGCTGAATTGCTGTACATTTGGTTTTATTTTTTAAGGGTTAGAGATTCTTTGGCAGCATCTCGATGATGGCCGAAGCGTCAGAGGCGGTGGTGAGAGACTTGCCCACGGTGATCGTGCCGGTGATGGCGACGGTGCCGTTGGCAGTCGTAAACAAGGTGTCACCGACGGTGACCGGACCGGCGAGCAGGGTGGCCTTGACGGTGTTGCCGCCGAGGAACTGAACGGTGACGAGGTCGCCGCTTGCAGCGTCGATCGTTGCCACGCCGTCAGGCAGGGAAGCGGTGGCGGAAAGACCCACGCCTCTATTGCTTGAGATACTTACGAGCCGGAAGGCCGTGATGGCCGAATTAGCGACAAAACTGCCGCTGTTTTGGTAGGAAGTTGCCATGGTAGTTTAGATTAGAGTTTGACGAGTTCGCCGCCTTGAACGCGCGCACGATAGGCGGCGTAGAGGTCAGCATGGTTTTTGATCGCGAAGGTGATGGCCTCGGATTTGTTGCCCTTTAGCTCGGTGGCTTTGGCTGCAACTACGTCCTCGAACTTCTGGACCTGCACGACTGGTTTGACTGCTTCGGCCGAGGCAATCGGAGCGGCTGGCGCACCGAATGACTTGGCAAATTCTTTGACGGCAGCGAGCGCGGCGGTGTTAGCGGCGAGCTGCACGACTTCGTTCTGCGCGCTCATCGCGGCAGGCTTGTCTTCTTTCGGAGCGAGAGCTGCTTCGAGCTTCGCGACTTTTTCGTTCATGCCCATCATAGCACTTTGAATCATGCCTTCGATGGCCTTCTTCATTTCGTCGTTCATAGGAATTTCGATTTTGATTTCTGCTTCCGGCGACTCGCTGGCGTCGCTCTCAAATTGTTTGAGTTTGCGCGCAAAAAATCCGTTCGGGTTCGCAGCGGGTTCGCTGACGAGGTCCACCGAGTAGATTTCCGAGCACCGTTGCAAAGTCGTGAGGCTGTCCGTGCTTTTTTCCGACGGACCCGAGAACGCGATCGAGAGCCCGAACGTGTCGGGAATCCGCTCGGCGATCTCCAAAATGTAAGCGCGATGCGGCGAGGTTTGCAGAAGGTGCAAATCGCCGAGCAGCTTTTCTCCGCTGATTCTTAGCGCGTCGATGTAGCCGACGATGTCGCCGGCGCCGCCGCTGTGGTTTAGCTTCACCTTGAGCCCGCCCGCGTATTGCTCGGCGGCGGTCTTCACCTGTGCCAGGGTCTTGTCGTCAATCATGACGCCGTGCCCCAGCGCCGGTCCCTTGGTGATCAGCGAGACGCCGCGAATGATACCGGCTTCGGCATCGATGACGCCGGCGGAGGCTGAGAAGGTAATGACTTGATCCATCGCAACTGCGATGGCCGTCAAAACCGATTAGCGCTTGGTCTTCTTTTTCCTGACCTTCGCAACGACCACGGCAGGCTTTTTGCCTTTCGCGCCGATCCACGGAGCGACGGCAAAGACCATTCCAAGCCCGGCCGCGACGCTCGCGAACCGTTCAAACGTGAGAAGCGCCCGATCCGCGGCGTCCTTGTGCGTGCGCGAAATCGTCAGCTCTTCGTGCAGCGCCTTGTTGATCAGCGCCGTCATCGGCTCGATGACCGCGTAAAGTTCGGCAGTCATGGCCGGCGAGTTGAGCGTTTCAATTTGCCCGGCGTCGCAGGCTGAACGCGCCTTCTTGAGATAAGCCGCGACGAGCTTGTGCTGCGCCACGAGTTCCGCCGGGTTGCCAAATTCCGCGAGCAATCGCTCCGCCTCGGCTTGGAGCTTCGCCAGCGAGTCGCAAAACTCCTTCGCGTTGATCAGTCCCTTGCTTGCCTTTGCCTGACCGTCCACGATAGCCAGCCCGTAAATGTCGAAAAGCGGAC